GGGCTTGGGCGATGGTGGGGGCCTCGATTTGTATTAGACAATGTTAGCTCTTGGAGTATCCTGCCTAACATCATAGATGCCACAATACCATATCAGACCGTACCTATGGGCTGTAGCCTTGGGGGCTGCATTATAGGCAAAGTTGGGGATGCTGATTATGATTTGACAAGGGCAATCCGGTTCTGCGAAAGCGGAGTATTTGCATTGGAAAGCGGTGGTGGCCATGTTTATGCATGCGGAATCACTAGTGTGACGGCTATGGTATGGTCATCGTGACAAATATGCGGGTTTGATTTGACGTGAGACTAGATGAGGCAAAATATTTTAATTATTTTGTCTCTTACTATGTCTACGCTTACCGACCTTATCGACAAAATAGACAATCAGGAACTTAAAGCTAGAATTAGCCAAGAAGTCAACCGATTGACAAAGCAAAAAAAATTTGGCTTGGTGTTTGAAGAACACTTGCCGGAATGTACACCTTTGTATGATTTAAAGGTCAAAAAGGGGTCTACTGTTGCGATGCGAGTGGTCAAGGGGCCCGATGGGAAATTGACCATTGCTTCACTCAATGACACGTATACTGTACTTGGTATTGACGGTGATAAGGCTGTCTGTGAACATAATTCTGATAAAAAACAATCTACAATTAAGTTGGATAATCTTGTATGTGTGGCGAAATTCGGTGATCCGATTTATCCATACTTGAAGCAACTTGATGCAATCCGTAATGCTCCGGATAGTAAGTTGTGGCATACGCTGATTGAAGCTGACAATTACCATGCCTTACAGTTGCTAGTGTATCTGTATGGTGGAATGGTTGATTGTATTTATATCGACCCGCCGTATAATACTGGCGCGAAAGATTGGAAATACAACAATGATTATGTAGATGGCAATGATTCGTATCGCCATAGTAAATGGCTGTCAATGATGCAACGCAGACTAAAAATCGCGAAGCAGTTGTTAAATCCCAAAGATTCGGTTTTAATTGTAACAATAGATGAAAAGGAATACTTGCATCTTGGTTGCTTGCTGGAAGAAATGTTTCCGGAAGCAAAAATACAAATGGTGAGCAGCGTAATTAATTCAGGTGGAGCAGCGAGGGAACAACAGTTTTTTAGAACGGATGAGTATATATTTATCTGTGAAATTGGATCTGCTTATCCAAAACCATTGCCATTAGGTGATGAGTGGGCTGTAAAAGCTGATAAACGGACGAATGAAGTTTCTTGGCGAATGTCTCTTGTGAGAGGTGGCTCAAATGCGTCTAGAAAACATTCTCCGGGATGCTTCTATCCGATTTATGTAGCCAAGGATGGAACTCATATTGTTTCAATAGGAGAGCCTCTTGCAAAAGATGAGGATAGAAATACGGTAAAAGCTCCCGCGGGTACTGTTGCTATATGGCCTTTAAGGACCGATGGAAGTGAAGGGGTTTGGCAAATGTCCCCGCCATCGTTAAAAGAAGCTATTGCTAATGGGTTTGTTCGGTTAGGTCGATTTACTCCGACCGGAATGGCTATTAGCTATCTTAATCGAAAAGAGGCTGAAAAAACAAAGGCTCCGGGAGTTGTTATTCTTGGCCGACGAGCGGATGGCTCTCTTATTACTGACGATAGCAATTATGTACGAGAATACATTCCTGGAACACAGTGGCGAATAGCTTCGCATAATGCAAGGACTGGTGGAACAAATATAATTAAGCAAATATTTGGAAATAGTGTTTTTTCATATCCCAAATCGTTGTACGCTGTTCATGATACTATTCGTTTTTTTGTTGCAGATAAGCCTAATGCATTAATAGTCGATTTCTTTGCAGGTTCGGGTACAACTCTTCATGCGGTTAATTTATTGAATGCTGAAGATGGTGGTAACCGTCAATGTGTTGTAGTTACGAACAATGAAGTTTCTGCAGATGAAGCTGAAGCCTTTCTTACGAAAGGCGTCCTTCCCAATGATGACGAATGGAATGCTAAAGGGATTGCTCGTTATGTAACCTGGCCTCGCATTACTTGCTCTGTTAAGGGGGTTGACATAAATGGCAAACCCCTTGATGGTAAGTATATCAACACTAATATTAATATGTCTGATGGCTTCAAGGCTAATGCAGTGTTTTATCATCTAGGTTTTCTTGATAAAAATGCCGTTGCTCTTGGCCGGCAATTCAAGGAATTGTTGCCGCTGCTATGGTTGAAGGCTGGTGCAATTGATGAATGCCCGAAGTTGTCCTTGAACCAGCCACTCCCCAATATGATGGTTTGTCCAAATAACAAATTTGCTGTATTAATTGATGAACAATATTATCACGAATTTGTTGAGGAAATGACAAAACAAAAAGATATCGATACCGTTTATATTGTGACCGACTCTGAATCCGGTTATCGTGAGATGGCTTCACATCTTCATGTAAAAAACACATATCAACTTTATAGACATTATCTTGATAATTTCCGTATCAATAGGGCTGCACGATGAAAACAACATTATTTCCGTTCCAAGAAAGAGCTGCTGGAAAATTGCGTCAATTCGCATCAATTGCAGCCCGCGATTACCGAGATTATGCGACCCCTCAAATTATCAGTTTTACTGCTCCTACGGGAGCTGGCAAAACGATAATCATGTCCTCCTTAATTGAACAAATTTTTTGCGGTGATGGAGTCTTTCCGGACCAGCCGGATGCAATTTTTCTATGGATTTCAGATAATCCGGAATTGAATCTTCAATCGAAAATAAAACTTGAAACCAAGACTGATAAGTTACAGTTTGGCCAATGCGTTGTTGTTGATGCGGATTCATTTGATAGAGAAACGCTTGAGGATGGAAAAATTTATTTCATAAATACCCAAAAACTTAGTGTTTCCAGTAACCTAACCAAACATTCCGATGGCCGTCAGTATACGATATGGGAAACTCTTGCGAATACGGTTGCGGATAAATCAGATCGATTTTATGTTGTGATTGATGAGGCTCATCGAGGAATGCTTAGCAAACGTGAGAATGCGACTGCACAAACCACAATGCAAAAGTTCCTGCTGGGCTCAAAAACAGATGATTTGCCTGCAATGCCGGTGATTATAGGAATGTCGGCAACAATTGAAAGGTTTAATGCTTTTGCTGCTAATGCAACCTCTTCAAGACATCCAGTAGTTGTCCCCACAGAAGATGTCCGTTCTTCCGGTCTGTTAAAGGATTTGATTAACATCCGTTACCCGGAAGAGTTTGGTGCCGGTACGGACATTTCGATTCTTCAAGCTGCGACTGATGAATGGTTGGATAAGTGCGCCCACTGGAACCAGTATTGCTATGAACAGCATTATACCCAGGTTCACCCGGTATTCATTATCCAGGTGCTGGCCGGAAGCGGTTCTAAGTTAACGGATAGCGACCTTGGCGATATTCTGAACCACATTGAAGAACGAATGGGAAAGAAGTTTGAACCGGGTGAGGTTGTGCACACATTCGGTCAGACTACATCAGCAGTGGATGCCAATGGCTACATGATTGATTATTGCGAACCATCCAGGATTGCCGATGACAGAAGAATCAAGGTGGTGTTCTTCAAGGAAAATCTGAGCACTGGCTGGGATTGCCCCAGGGCTGAGACATTATTGAGTTACCGTAAAGCAGAGGATGCAACATATATTGCTCAATTGCTTGGCCGCATGATTCGTACCCCGTTGCAGTGTCATGTGGATGTCGATGAAACGCTGAACAATGTTCATCTTTTCCTTCCTCATTTTAATCGTGACAGAGTCGATACGATTGTTTCTGAACTGCAAGCAGCCGAAGGTGGCGAAATTGCGACCGAGATTACATCAGAGGCTGTTGGCTCTGGTGACAGAGTTGTTCTGACTGTCCGCAAGACAAGACCGGCAACGCCCAGGCCGACTTTTGCGGGTATTCCAACTTCGACCTCATCGGCTCCGGCAAGTTCTACTCCGGTTGCAACACCGGTTCAACCTTCCAGTATTCAGCCTCGACCAGTTGAAAGTGTTGCGTCGGTACAGAATCAGGCTCAACCGTCTCCGGCCATGCCTGAACATGGGGTTGCACCCTCGGTTGCTCCGGCAGCATCCGGTAGCAACGAGGCTCCGGAACTTATATTGACGAATACTCCGGGAGATGCCGATTATATTAGCAACTATGACGATGGAATCGATCGTGAAGGAATTGTTCGATATGTCAATAAAATAGGTCTTGAAACCTATAAAATCCGTAAGATTCAGACATCTAACTATCTTCGGTCACTTTATGACCTGACTGAATTGCTGAAAGACACTAATCTTTGGCGTGAAGCCACCAATGCAGTAAAGACGGACATTGCCAAGTTGATTAACGAATATGCCGAAGACCTTAGGAAATCCGGCAAGTATGATGAACTGGCAACAAACATTTCGCAGTTCGTTCTGCTGAACAAGACTATTGATGCCTTTGGTAATGAAATCCAGTTGGACAATGGTGTGACTGCCGATAGGGTTGACTTGGCTGCTTCCGATATTGACCGTAAGTTTGCCGTTGCCGAAAGGCAACTCGGCTGTGAAGGTATAGGAAACCTTTATCTTAGGTTGTATGCCGATGTCGATAACCCGACATTTGGCAAGATTGATGTCATTCTATTTGCCGGTTCACAAGACTGCATGGAGAGACTCCACAAGTATGCGAAGTCGATGTATCATCAGACTAATGACAAGTATCGTAGGAAGACTGTCATATTGACGGATTCCTATCGTAAGCAGTATAATCAGATTGTCTCCAATGGTGACATGATTAGCTCTACCAACTACATCTTGCCAACAGACATTGATATCTGCCAGGATAAGGAAGGAAAGGTCTACAGCAATCACTTGTATGTCGATCCGGCTATAAAGGGAGCCAAGTTCAAGCTGAACGGCTGGGAAGAACCGGTCATTGCTCTGGAATCCAGCCGGGATGATTTCGTTACCTGGATTCGCAATGTACCCAAGGCCAAGTATGCGCTTTGCTTGCCATACAACGATGTGAACAATATTCCTACTCCGATGTATCCGGATTTCCTTATTGTTCGCAAGGATGATGTTACCGGCTATGTGGTTGATATACTGGAACCCCACCGGGATGACCTGAATGACAATCTTGGCAAGGCAAGGGGTCTTGCTGAGTACGCCCGGAAGAACCAGGACGTAATCGGTCGAGTAGCTCTTATCCGTAAGGTGGGGGACAAGATGAAGTATCTCGATATGGCCCGGAGCGATATCCGGGATGAGGTGCTCAGGTTGACTACTCCGGGAGAACTGGATAATCTGTTTGATAGGTTGGCTGAGTAAAAGGAATCCTAAGTTAATGGAGAGGTTGTCATGCATGACAACCTCTTTTTTATTTCAACGATGTATCATAATCAAGAATGTAATATGGTCAACCCTCTCCCTTTTATATATATACACTTGGAAACTTGATTATGATACAACATGTTTCACATGGAAGTCTTGCCTAGAAAGCCATAGTCGGTCTTTGGCTTCCAAAGTCCCAGTATAGGTGACGGTATCTCCGTTTACCTTGCCGTGGATTCGTTTAAGGATATCATCTAATGAAATAGTGGGCCTTCTACCGGAGCCTTGCCGGGAGCCACCGGGGCCAACTTTAAACTTTACGGTGTACCCCATGTCATTCTTGTGCTTATCGAAGGTCTTGGGGCTGACATCGTATTCTTTGAGAACATCAAGCAATTCGGCCCTAGTATTGAATGTTGCTATGTGGTCTCCGGTGGTGAACTTTTTCAATATCTTGGCTGTCTCTTCTCGGCAGAAATCCTTGGTCCGGAACCCGGTTTTTAGAGGTCGGTCATCTTCTAGGAGATTCTTCCTCCGCCCTCTCCGGATAGCGTACTTGGCCCATTTCTCGCACCATTCCGCATCGGAATACCTGGAATCATAGAATTTAGCGTAGTTCTTGAACCAAGCTAAATACTGATGGATATTAAAGTCGAAACTTTCTTGGTATGCTCTGGAAATGTAATCTCCGAAAGATGTTACCAGTTCTTCTTGCGTGAACGGCGTTATGTCATGCTGAGATAGGAAAAGGTTGGTTGCCCTAAAAACATTATATAGTTGTAGACCGAATAGCGTGATCCGATTATTCCGTTCCCCGATGGGGATGGATGAGCTGCCCTTGGTAGCACCTTTTTTCATATAGGGGAGCCATGCCTTGAATGCGTATTGCATCTCGATTTTGCCGGATTCGATATCACCGGCTTCTTGGAGCAACCGGACAAGGTTGGTTGGGTTTGTCGGCACAGTCCGGGCTTTCCATTCTGATAGAGTGTAGGGCATGGATGAATACGATACATTGGCCGGTAGCGGTGTCGGCCTCTTTTCACTGCGTTCTAGGTGCGCTGCCGGTTCCCGGTAAACAAATCTACCGGTATCATCATCGATTTCGGTGGCCATGAGCGTGATTTTGTGTTCATCCGGTTGTGAGCAACCATAGAATGTCTGCATCGGGCTGCGCCCAGCCGGGTCGGTGATGTAAAAATGCTTGGTACCGGCGGGTATATGCCGAAGGTCGCGGAACCTCTTGCACAATGCTGTCTCTACTTGGTCATGCTTTTTTTCGTAGGATTTCAGGGTGCATGGGATTGGTTGGGTTAGAAATATGAATACATGGTAGTTGTATGGGGTCCTGGAAGTTGACGGCGTTATAGTCCAGTTGCCGGGAAATTCTGCTTCCAGTATCGTTTCTAACTCTGTCTCTGTAATATGGTTCGCAAAGGAAGGAATCTTGTCATCATCGATATCCATGAACAGAAACTGTGTTTCAGTCTCTGCATCGTCAGCCTTGTATGGAAGTCTACGGAATGTCATGCCGTTTCGGTGTAGAGCGACAAGATGGTCAAAGGAAAAGAATGTGGTATGGAATGCGGGGTCTTCACTCGATTTTCTGTGCTTGGGATTTGCGAGTTTCTTGTGCAGTAGTGCATCGTCTTTCTTTGTGTGCGTCCAGTCGAGGTACTGCAATTGCTCCATATGGTAATCGCGTGAAGCCATCATGGCTTCAATTTCCTCATCTGTCGGTGCGTTGGCTGCTCGCTCGGCTTCTTCGGCCTCTTCTTCGGCAATTTGCCGTGCATGTTCCTCTATTGCGGCAGCGATTTCTTCTTCGGTAGGTCCTTCAAAATCGTCATCGGCAGTTAGTGCTTCCATCTGAGCACACCACTGGGCCTTTTCCTCTTCTGTCATGGGTTCGGTATCTTCATTCATGGGGATTACCTGGGAGGATTTACAATCAGTTTATACTAATGCTCAAAGGTGCATCAAAGGAAATATAGCAAAAATGAGGTCTAATGGCACCTTTCGGGGCTGACTGGGCTAGAAATGTAAAATTTCCATTACATTGACCAAAATGGGCTTTTTTCGCGTAAAGCTAATCGCTGGGTCCTATAAACTTCAGGTAACCACAAAAAAAGGACCCATTATGTCCAATGAAATCTTTGTCGCCATAGCCTCTGCTGATGAGGCTTGGTATCCTACTCACATTAACGGTTTGGAATGCACTGCTACCGGCAAGTTGCGCTATACTTCCGATAGGAAGGGTGTACGGACCAAGGGTGTCTTTCGGGGAACTCCGGTATGGGGCCACTCGAAACTGCGTGGTCGCTACATCAAGGCTCTGCAAGTACGCAACCCTGAGACCAACCGCATGGAGAATGTCGGTGCCGTTGTCCTACGAGCCTTCGGCAACATCTGCCCTAAGGGCTGGGAGACGGACCACAAAGACCATAATCCGGCAAATAATGCCATATGGAACCTAAGGTTCGTTGACAAGTCCACCAACCTTAAAGCCCGGAGAGCCTATGTCAAGAGCGATACGCCTCATGCACAATGGCTACTCAGTCAGAAGGAAAAGTATGGCGTGACGAAACTGCGTGATGTACCGGTAGATGTTCGGCGTGAATACTGGAAGCGTCAGAAGGAGTATCTGAGGTCTCAGAAATATTCAATGCGGCAAGTCGCGTAATCCACTAATTTACTTGTGCATGGGAGTTGGGGGATTCCTCCCATGCGCATAGTGGGGAAAAGGGGAGGCCGTTTGGCCTCCCCTTGATTTATGCGGATAATGATGCTATGCCACGATTTGTTCAGCGGCCTCTTGCAACTTAGAATCACTGATATGGCAATACCATTTCAAGGTTGTGCTTGGATCACTGTGACCGGCCAACTTGCTGACGGTGTATGCGTCTTGCTTTTGTTCCAGAGCGTGGGTGATGAAACTGTGTCGGAAAGAATGTAGGCTACCTTCTAGTCCCAGTTTGTCCAGTATTCCTCTCATGGTGCGATTGCGGTGACCGACATCCTTGCTTAGCGAGAACATCTTGCCTTCATGTTCAGTATGAGCGTTATACCAGTTTTGCAGATACACATTCAACACCGGCGTTACATAGAGTTTCCGGGATTTGCGAGACTTTGCGTCCTCTGCCTTTATGGTGATTGTGTTGTCTTCCATGTTCCAGTCAGACCAATTCAACTCAGCAGTCTCGGTATTGCGCGAACCACAATAACGGAGGATGGCCCAGTAGACTAGGGTTTGCTGGTCCGGTGCATTAGCAAGTATGTCGTCCATCTGCTGTTGCGTCCATACAGTCTTTTCGGCTCGTTCAATCTTTGGCTTAGACATTACTGACCAGGGGTTCATTGCTGTTATCCCATAGATGTTACGGCAATGATTAAACCAATTGTTAAACATGTTGATGGCGAGTTTCTGCGAGGCAGCGGACCATTCACTGGTTGCAATGTGTTCTTCTGCTGCTGCCGGTGTGATGTCTTGTAACTTGCTTAGCTTGTGGGCTTCGCAGTAGGCAAGTAGGGATTTGAACAGTCGCTGGTAGACATCTATGCTACTTGGGCGAAGGTGGCGGACATTAGCGCAATGCGCTAAGTATGCCTCGCTAGCACTGGTGATGGTCAGCGTCTCCTTGGTCTTTAACTGCATGTTTGACCGGCGTAGCGGTTCGCGTTCCGGTTTCACGCCATCAGCTATGTCAAGACAGTAGAGCTTGTATATTGTCTGCTGCTTGCGGACCCAACGGTCTGCGACTTCGGGGTCAGTTGTTCCGAGGCTGAACTCCACCGGTGGTTCGCCGGGTTCGCAGATGCGAGCGTAGTAGGTTTTAGTTCCGCGATACTCGTTCTTCCTCCGGGCCGAGTATGTGATTTTGGGGATTTCATTAATTGCGTGCATTGTCTGCACCTCATGTTTCACTCTACTGTATAAACTAGTTCCTTTTATGTTTGAGTGGCAAAAATGTGGCAGAGGCGATTGCGTGACCTTCATTACACTTTTTTGACCCCTTCGCGCACTTTTTCTAAGAATGAACTAATTTATGCAAATTCTTTGTTTTTTACCCTAAAATGGGCATTTTTAGGCCCGAACACTATCGGGAACCGGTCGGAGTTGAGTATTGGCAGAGAACCTGAATTATGAGCCATCCTTTGTTTTATAGGGTTTAGAGACTGCTGTGGCAGATTTGGGGCTGATTCTTCGCTGAATCAGCCCTTTTAATATACATTCTTGGGACATTAGCGTCAAGGGTTTCGCTTGCCCTAATTTGGCCATTGGAGGAATGCTTCAATGGCCGATTTAATTGAAATCTTGCAGACTATTATCCAAAAATACCATGTGTCGGAAGAGGATGTGAAGCAGTTGCAGACTGCTATCGATTCCCTGGAAACCGATGATTCCCTGGGTGCTGATGGAGATGATTTTTCGGACCCCTATGGCGATGATGCTATGGTGATTGTTGCGACCAAGGATAAGGCTGATGGCGAATAGGCGCAAGAGCCGCGTTATGGAGCCGGTTCAGGCGAATCCACAACCTTGTCTGCCTCCGGTCAATAATGAGCTGATAAGTCGCCTAGATGCGCTTATTGCGGTCTGTGAGCGCATTTGCGACCGGTTGCCGGAGAGATTTGACAGCCAATTGATATGATAGGGGTATGGGATGGATGAAAAGAATATTGAGCGGATGCGTAATGAAAATCCGCGTACAGTTGAACGAGACCAAAAAATAGCAGCCCTAGAATGGGTAAAGACCCATGCTTCTACCGATGTGGAGGCCTATGCGCCACCGGTGCCGTTGACCGGCGATGAACTTGACCAGCGAATGCTTAAAGATTTTTGTAAGGCAACTGTGCTTGGTGCTATCTGCCAGTCATCTTTGGAACTGTGGCTCCGCCATATTGAACCGATGTTGCCCACTGAATACCGATGTAATCTGAGTCGGTGGGTTACCAATATACTCCGGGATTGCGATGTCCGGCATGGGGTCACGCCGGAATCTAGGGCTGCTATTGATGCAATGGTGGAATGGTATGACACATACCGGGCCACAATAGAAGCCAATATGACCGGGAAATACCTAGAAGGCAATAGGGCCGCATCCCCAGCGTTGATTGTGCTGGAACGCCGATGGCGTGAACACTGGTCTCCCAGTCAATCCTTGGATGCCAAGGTGGAACAGCAGGGCAAGATAGATATCGGTTTCGAGGTGGTCTAATCCGATTACTTGGGGGAGCAACCGGATGAAGATTCCTTACAAAATCAGCAAGAAGCAGCATGAGTTTATAGTGGGTCACTATGAAGACCCGCTGTGTATCCTATGTACCGGTGTTGGCTTTGGTAAATCCAGGGCCGCTGCTGTGTGGCTTGCGCTACAAACTGCATCTAGCAAGCAGAGAGCCATTGTAATCGCTCAGAACTATTCTGCACTGTCAGAGGTGTTCTTCCGGGAATTGGAAATACTTTTTAATACCTGGGGAATCCTTTATCAGTACAAAAAATCTGCCAAGAAATTCATTCTCCCTAATGGCTCTGAAATATTCGGCGCGACTAGTGAAAAACCCAGTAGTATCCTGGGCATGACCGAGATAGGCTTGCTTGTGATAGATGAAGCTGCCTATTGCAAGGAAGAAATCTACAACTTCGCTCGCGACCGTATGCGCGGTGGTGATATTCACGCTAAGGTCCGTCTGCTCAGTTCCCCCAATGGTTCCCCGGCATCTAACTGGTTCAGTGAATTGGTGAAGTCTAATCCGGAACATGTGATTACGGCAACCTCCCTGGATAACCCCTTCACCAGTGATGAATACAAGCGTGAACTTTGTTCCCGGTATGAGCCGGGGTCTCCTATGTATCGACAGCAAGTCTGTGGTGAAATCCTGGATACCGATGTAGCCAATTCTATTCTTCAATATTCGGATTACTCCCGATATCCCAGGGAATCTGCCAATCCCACCAAGGTGTGGGTTGGTGCTGATATAGCTGCTCAGGGTCGCGATGCGACTGTCTTTGAGATAATCAACGATGTGGCGGTTATCGATACGATTACCTTGCACAAGGCTGATACGCAGACGCTTGTCAACACAGCACTTGAAATTTGTCGCCGGTTTGATGTTCAGGGGATGGCTGTGGATACTACCGGTGGTTTTGGCAATGGCTTATTTGACCTTACGCGTACAAGGATTCCGAATATGTCCGGTGTAAACTTTGGATCCCGAAGCGAAGACCCCAATTATGCCAACAAGCGTACTGAGATTTATTTCATGCTACAAAAGGCCATCAAGGAAGGTTTCTTTGTCGGTCTCGATGATGCTTTGGTGAAGGAAGAGTTGCGATATACCCAGTATACCATTACATCTGCTGGTAAGACAGCCCTGATACCTAAGGAAGATATTAAACGGATTATTGGCCGTTCTCCTGACACAAGTGATTCTTTGGCCTTAGCCATATATGCAAGGAACCACCGGAGCGATGGCGAAACTGCTGGCAAGGTTGCTGCTAGGATGCTTGCCGCACACTATGGAATGCGTTCGGTGGCCTAATTTGCCTTTGGGTTTATTGGGGGCATTATGCGCAAGTTTAGCGATGAAGAAACTCGCCAAATTATAGATGAATGTAGAGAATTTCTTGAGGACAGTTCTGCCTACTATTCCTCATTCAAAGAACGAAAGAAGCATGATTTGTCGATGTATTCGGATGATTTTTGGTCTGATGACCTGAAAAAATCATGGAACCGGGGAAAGCGTAAGAACGAAATTATCAACCAGTGGGGAGTTTTGGCTTCTGCCATCAGTTCCCCATTCTCGCAGTCTCCTTGGCATATTCAGTTGAAGGATACCAAGGATGAATTGTCAACCTCTATTCAAGACGCAATTAATGCTATTGAACATGATAGTGATTGTAAACATGCCTATCAGGCTGCGTTTCGTAACTGCACCCTGCTTGGTGAAGGTGCTATTGTGTGGACTACTGTTCCGGATGCGTCTACTGGAAAAACCAAGATTGTGGTTGAGAATATTCGTGACATTGGTTCGGTAGCCTTTGATAGCAGTTGTACGCGTACATCATGCTCTGATGGTAATGCTGCTGCCATCGTGAACTACATTAGTGTTAAGAAGGCGAAAAGACTGTATGGGGATGACATCGTACCAATGGATTTCCCAAGAGTAAAACCGGCTCTGTATTCCTTTGGTAAGCAGTGGGATTCTAAACCTGATAAATCATTGCCCATTGTGACTTACTACCGAATAGGCGATGACGGGTTTGTTGAATATTACAAATTGTGCTCAGATCGCATTATTGATTTTCAGAAGTTGACCTGCACTGTTGTTCCGGTACTCCGTTATACGGGATGGGAGGTCTATCGTGATGGTAAGTATGATTACACCGGTATTGTCGACAAAACATACAGTGTCCAATTGGGCTTAAATCTTGGCTATTCTACTATGTTGGAACGAATGGGACGGTCGGTCAAGGCGAATTTTTGGCTACCGGTGGGTTCGGCTGATGGTTTGGAAAGCTATTATGAAAAGGCTTGTGATGACGATAGTCTTGTTTTGCTTTATAACAGTGCTGCCGGAGAACCCAAGCAAATCCAAGAATCCTATGAAACTGCTGACTTGGCGGCCACTATTGCGACTACACAGCAGCTAATGAGTGCTATTGTTGGTGTCCCTACAGAGGGGATCCAGGGTATTAATTTAAGCACTCGTTCAACTGTTGAGGTTCTTCAGCAACAGCTAAATGCCGAAAGCAATGTCGCTGAACTTTATACAGCATCGTATGAAGTTCAAATGGCTTGCGGTAGGATTCTTATTGAATTGCTGAATGGTGGAAAGATGTTGGACTTTGAATTGGAAAATGGTCCCAGTGTTATCACGCAACAGATGAAACGCCGTCAGGAACTTACTGTACTTAGTACGATGTGCCCGGAAAATTTAAAGCCTATATTGCTGAAATATTATGCTGATACGCTGTCTACGGATGCAAGTGACAAACTGTCTGCTGACATTGTTGCGAATTTGGATCCGACTTTAAAGTTGGTTAGTGACAAGAACCTAGACCCATATGCAGCTCATGAAATTGCCCAATTGAATGCTGTTACCGAAGATGCTATGGCTACAATTGAGGCTAAGAATGCGGAAATTAAGGATTTGAAGAAGCAAGTTGAAGGTCTCTCTCTGGAATTATACAATAAGCGAGAGGAAAGAGAGCTTAATTGGCAAAAGTTTGCAACTCATGAAGCCAACCAAGTAGCCCTTGATTCGCAGAAGTTACAGTTGGATGCAGCCAAGGCGCATGAGCAGAGTGTTGTCGATGCAGCCGAACTGCGAAATGATGCGCAAAGGGTGCAACTGGATGCTCAGAAGCAGATGGCGGACACCATCAAGGATACCGACCGGGAAATCGGAGGTCCTACATGGCGATAAACATATCAGATGCTGACAAGGCTGCATTAAAGACTGCTTTGTCCTTGCTGCTTGCCGGTAGTATGCGTGGTGGTGCCGGTAGAGTTGCGAATGCTGTGCAGCGAGTAAAAGGTGTGGAGACAGAGCCGATACCGGCGAATCCACATATGGATTATGGCGTGGTGTATATTCCTGGGCCACCCCAGTTAAATCAGATGATGCCCAGGGATGCTGATAGCCTTGCATCAACAAGAATGCAATCTGATGATATGCATTCAATGTTACTTAATAAGTTTGCTGGGGACTCCCGGATTCCACCGGAGCAAGCGAAGAGGCTTGGCAAAGTAGCTGAACAGAATGCTCCGGAGTTTTGGTACGCCGATGAATATCCGCGAAGGCCGATTACTCCCAGTTCATCGGCTGTCAGTTCTGTTGTAGTTGACGGCAATAATATCAAGATTAAGTTTGGTGGTAAGAGTAAAGAATACACCTACCGAGGTGGACATGATTACCGGAGCGCGACAGAAGAGGCTGCAAAGTTGATAACCAGTGGCTCGCTGGGACGCGCAATCAATGGCGATTGGGGTGCAAGTCATAAGTTGTAATAAAAAGGGTGCGAATTTGCTCGCACCCTTTCTATTTTAAATGAACATCTTAGCGATTTCAATAATTATAAAGATTATATCAATTATGTTTCTTAACATAATGAACTCTCCTTTTATAAGGATTAATCCGTAGAAACAGAAGAGTTATTTTAGAATTCAGTTTTTTAGAATGTCTAGGGAGGTTTCCATCACCCTAAATCGATATTACAAATATAGTAATAAATTTTTGCTTGCGAAAAATTTTTCATTTTTTTGTTCATACTTGAACTGCAATTATGTTTCCATAATCGTCATCAAGTATGATTTCTGACTGGTTAACGCATATAGGTTTCAAACATCTTGCGCATACTCCGAATCCATGCGCCGATGAAGACATCAAGTCCATTAATCCCATTTGCTTTCAGGTGCTTTCCGAGCAGCCAAAAGAAGGAGAGAAAACCGACAAGGAGTAGCTTGATTGTCAGAACTACTCGCAGAATCCATATGGCGACCCAAAGGCCTATGTCATTAAATAGGAACATGGCCGCATTATAGTAATAACGCGGTCATAATTGGTCAACTACTGGTTGCAAAATTTGAAACTTTATTTTTACATCAATTAATGGTTAGAGCCTCAAATTACAGCAATCTGCTGAATTTGGATTAAAATGCGCCTTCCAATATTCGTAAGCCTCGTTTTCATCCTCGCAGACGGAGACTTGCTTAAAACCGGTAATGAGTTTCAGCAAGGCCTTCTTATCTTCCAAGGTTCGATGCAAATATCCGGACTGCTTCACTACATATGGACTATAATCAATATCAAACCACTTCTTAATCCAGGTGTTGACGCGAAGAAACTCCACTTGGATTTTATCGCATTTGACAGCGTTTAATACATCAAGGTCAACATATTCCGGGATGAATGGCGACAATCGCAGGGCTACATCGTATCCGAGGCTCTGCAATTTCTCGATGGCTGCAATGCGTCTACTGGGAACCACTGCTTTTTCGTAACTAAGACTAAGGTCATCATAGGTAGTGGTAACAGTAATCTGAATGTGGGCCAGCTCCGGGTCGAGAATTTTCAAATATTCATCACTGGCAACTAGGTCCGACTTAGTTACAATCAGATATGGAATCCGGTATTCATTCAGAATCTTGATTGTCTCATATGTAATTCGATGCGTTGCTTCAATAGGCTGAAGACAGTCGGTCATGCCACCAAGTCGAATAGCCTTTATCTCCCCGCACTTACCGGCTGCAATCTTTTCGATCTGCTTCCTGATTTTACTGATGTCAGCAACAGCTGGGTCTGTGGGATTCCATAGATTGCGGAAACTTAGCAGAGATTTTGAGTAACAGTAGGCACAATCATGCGAACATCCACATCCATATGTGTCAAGCCTTACCGGATATTGACATTTACTCCCTTCATTGCCTCCGACATTCTTGAAAAATGATTTGAATTCCTTCGACATAGTGCTCCCCTTGATTTGCTCATGGGCAAATTAGGGGAAACTGGGGAATCCTTTAAACAAGGCATGAAGAATTTAATTGTCCCACTAATTTACCAGTAGGAACGGAACTCACCGGTAAAATTGAGGGGATGAAATGCTTGACACTGATGGTGCCTTGGATTTTTTAAAGAAGATGCATGATAATGCATCAGCAGCAACGATTGGCTTAGATGACAATCAGGAAAACAAAGTGGAGTCGCAAACCACAGAGAACTTGATTGACAATGAATCACCGGATGCTGCCGGTAACGCTGAACCCAGCAACGATGCCGACAAACAGACTGACTTGGGGGCTGATGCCGAAGGCGAAACGGCAGACGCGAAAGTGGAAGATGGTGCGAACCACTCAAAAGAAATCGACAAACCTAAGCGGAAATTCACTAAACAAGAAAAGTATGACTACGCGTTTGCTGCGGAAAGACGAAAGCGCAAGGATTTGCAGGTCAAGTATGACAAGCAAATTGCTGAACTTGAAGAACGACTGAAACGCTATGAAAAATTGACTGAAGATGATTACGGCTCAGATAAGGCTGCCTTTATAAATCATCTGCTAGACCAGCGTGATGAGCGAAATCAATTGGCTCAGTTGCGTAAGGATAAGGCCGATGCTGATTATCAGGCAAATCTTGATGAAGCTATGGAGCTGCACGCAATCCGCATGGATAAATGCTTTGCTGACCAAGCCGAAAAGGACCGATATATCAATCTGCTTCAGAATGGGGCAAGTAAGTTCAGGGAATGCCTGAACGAACATGACCCTGATGGAATTGTCAATTCGTACCTAAGTGACTGTGAATTACAGCCTCTAATGACAAGGCTTCTGATGACGAATCCGTCAGCATTGAAAAAAGTGCTGGACCATAAGAATCCGACATTGAAGATGTTCGAACTTAGGGCCATTGAGAATCAGTTGCAGATGCAGCGAAGGATTGCCGAGAAGATGCGTGCCAAGGAACAAACGAAACTCCCTGTGTTGGGAAGTCAAGTCAAGAATATGGGTGGCAACGGCTCCGGTAAACGCGACTGGAATGCGTATCTGCGAGAGTACCCCCATGCATAAATGAAAACAAGTTAGTCAAAAATCCAAGGGGGGATTGGAATGGCTTATTCAAGTAATAATAGTATCAAGACCAATGAATTGGTTGAATTGGTTGCTCTTAGGGCAGCTTCTTCGGCTTGTGCGGGCTGGTTTACGGTCGGCTCAAAGTCTTATTTCGAAGGACAGCTTTCCGGGAAGCGCAACGGTGTTGAGTATGGATTCGTGCTTAGGGATACGGGTAATGTCGCGAACTCGGTCACGATGGATAGTACAAAGAATAATCTCGTTGAAAAAACGGTCCGTTTGCGTTTGGAGCCATATAACCTTGGCTTGCGCCTTGGAGCAATAGAAAATATCACAGACATTCATACATTTGATAGGGAGGTCGCGGAGCCTGCTGGTCAAAAGTTGATTTGCGCGGCAGTTGCCAAGTCGATAAAAAAGAATTTGGGTAAGGCTACTACGGCATGGGTCGGGCGAGGCTTTGTTCCGCTCTCGAAGGCCTCTGCTCACCTTAGTTCTATCACATCTGAACCGCTTTATGGATTTGTGGATCCGATGATAGAAGCTGTGGTTTGTAGCCTTGGGGCCCAATTCGTTCCGGTCAATGCGCCTGATATGTACCGTCAGGGGCTTATCGGTCATTTTCATGGTGCCGATTATAGAAGTCAGCGTTTCCTTAAGGCTGTGAATATTCCAGAGGCTCTTGTGACTGCAATTGGTTCTACTGGTAAGGTGAATACCTACACTGCTGGGACTGATTATGATTCCATCAAGATTGATTTCGGTTCTGCCGCGGCTTCTGCATTTACCATCCAGGCAGGTTCTGTATTTTGGATTGAGAACTTGATGGCATGTGACACTGTAGGTGAAGTGACCTCAGCTCCATATTCGCTAATAGTATTGGAAGATGTGGCGGTCGCCGCCGGTGATACTGATGTGACTATTAAGGTGGACCCGATTACATTTGCTCTTGGTGGTACTCGTGATGCATGTAAGGAAGATGGCTCGTCTTGGACGGCTGAGACCCTTGCTAATGCGCTGGTTAGTGTTCCGGAAGCCGGTAAATATTTTGCTGGTTATGTTCGTGCGAATGGAGCTATGCAATTCGACACTCTCGATGAACTCGAAGTCAGTAATGCCGATTCTGAGCGGGGCCAAGTAGCAAATGTCGTTATTCACAAGAATAAGGTAATCGATTTGGTCAATTTCGAAAATATCTGTCGATTTGATCTTGTTGAACTTTCGGGTATTGTGGAAAAACGCGCAAATACCTATGTGCTTGTGAAGTAGTCTGAACGAAAACGAATTGGAGACCGGAACAGAGATGTCCCGGTCTTTATGTATGCCCTTGACCCTAATTTGGCATAGGGGTTAGTGCTATGATAACTGTGCGTGATGTGGTTGCGGAGAGTCTCTATCGCGGGAATTTGGTGAGTCGTCGTCAGTCAATTCCGGCAGATATGATTGAAACTGGATTAAGACTGTTAAAAAGCATTGCTGCTCGGTACAGCAACGATAATCTGTTGCAGTTCCTTCGTGCAGATGTTGTATTTGACTTGAATAAATCTGATTTTTTGCTTGGCATTGATGTTCCTGATGATGCTGAATATGCCTCTATTGATGTGGTTGCTCCACAGATACAGAGGATTGCCAGTGTGTACATTCGAAGCAAATTGCCTAATGCTCTTGATTGGACTGAGTTGCAGTATTGCGCTCTTGAAGATTTTGACAACTATTCCTATGGATGCAATGTTTACACTTGTCAGCAAATCAATGATAAGCAGATGTGTTTCAAGGTCAAGGATTATTTAGCGGAACAAAATGCGGAATGCAAGGTGGTTTACTCAAAGAAATGGGATTTTGACCTTGATTCCGAATTGCGCATTCCTGAGCAATATTCGGAACTGTTTATCACCGCGTTGACCTATAAACTGGCATTAACATTCCCCCGGCTTAGTCCAGAGCAGACAAATCTTTTGAAATCAGATTTGGCGGAAATGGAACAGAATCTTCGTGTGTCCACTAGGGCGCACAAGTTCATAACTCGCAATGCTCAGCCTCATGGCTGTAACCTTGCAGATTTTATTTCCGGTAAGTTCCTGGGGGTATAATGGCTGTAAAGGTAATTAACAATATTATCGGAGGTTCGCAAAAGAGCCAAGTCAATGCCATCTGTCAAGCATATAGTGAAAATATGTATGTGGAAACCGTTGATGCTGACCAAGCGAGTACGCAGAAGGCTCTTATGTCGATCTGTGGAACATCGGTGTTATGTGAAATGCCTGAGTCGAATTGCCGAGGAATCTATCAAGCTAGTAGAGGTTATGATGGTCAGCCGGTGGTATTTGCTGTTTACGGCTCCGGTGTATATGTCATTCGAAGGACCGAAGAAGGCTACGAACCTCATAGGATTGGCCAAGTAAGTAATTCAACCAATGAGCCGGTGTCTATGTGTGAAACTGGTGGTGAAGGCAGTGCTCATCCGCATCTCTGTGTTTGTGACGGAGTAAATATATATGCCGTTGACACGACTTTAACAAATTCATACATGCAAGCAGATTGGAGGAGCATCGCGTTACCATTACGAGTAGGTGAAACCACTCAGCACATAGTTCCTCGTTCCATTACATACTCGTTTGGGTACCTACTTGTAAACGATTGTGAAAGAGGAGCCTTCTACCAGTCTTATCAATATCCATTTGAAACAACAGATGATTATGGACAAATTGACTATGATATTTTTATGGTCAATTCAGAAGAATATAAGGACTACGGGTTTATTACTTATGCAGATTGGATGCCTGATAATTTGTCTGTGTTGGTTAGTGGGGCCTCATCTTGTCTTTATGTCTTTGGCCCGAGGTCATA